CTAAAGAAGAATAGAAATCTAGTCTGGGAAACTGTTGATGAGGCAGTGGAATTGCAGCTGATTGAGTGCCGTAGTAAGCGGTATTACAAGCGGTAAAAAGTGTATCGAAAAACTGTATCCCCTTAAGAATATAAATAGATACACTTTTGAAATACCCCCCCTTCCTAGAACCTACCCCCCCAGCCCGAAGAGAGGGCTGGTGAGGGGAACGAAAGGGCAAACCGTGTACCCGGCGCAAAGGCGCCGGTACAGGTATTGCCAAGAAAGAATAGAAGAAAAAGAGTGTTTGACAATATCCACTGAGTGGGTATATAACGATGTGGCAATAGTGCCAACGACCGGGCGGTAGCCCAAGGAGTTTGATAATGGGATTCTTTGCACAGCACACAACCTTCAGTGAAGGAAGTGGCAAGAAGTACAGTACAGCTGAGGCAGGAATTTACGCCTGTGCATTGGTAGACGTTGAAGCCGTACAAAGCAAATCGTTTGATGATCCAAACGTATTGGAGCCAAACCTTAAGTGGGTATTTGAAACCACTGAAGTAGGCGATGATGATGGGCAACCCTTCCGGTTTGTTCAGTACACCAAAACCAGTTATGGCAACGACAAGGCCAAACTAACATTACTGCTTGATGGCATGGTCGGACGCATGACGCAAGATGCATACCGCAACCTTGACCTCCCAGCACTCAAAGCCAAGCCATGGCAGGTAGTGGTCGGTACACGCCAGAAAATGAACGGCGAGCTTACCAACGTAGTCGAGACCGTGAAGCCTGTCAAGGTTGCACCACCAAAGCCTCTCAAGAAGGTTGTAGTTGTGGCTGATGACATCGCGGACCCGTTCGGCGAAGACTAGTGCAACAGCACTACCGAACTACAAAAATCCAAGCCCTCAGCGTCATCGATGACTGGGGGTTGGACTTTGCAACAGGGAACGTAATCAAGTACTTACAGCGTTGCCCACACAAGGGGACGGCTAACGCTGACAGCATCAAGGCTCTCTGGTACATGGCATATGCCGTTACCAAGGACACAGCCTACGCTGATCGCATAGCCAGGGAAGCCGAGGAGATAAATAATGTGTGTTGATTTTTTTGATGTAACACTAGTCAATCATAATGATGAAGATGCAAAACTGTGGAGACTTGCTCAGTGGATGTGTTTATTTGCCCAACGAATAGATACTCCAATAGAGGTTATGAAAAGCATTCTTTGGAATGTAGAAGATCATAAAGGAATATTGATTGTTATTTTTCAAAACAAACCAGACGCAAAGTTGATGCAATCAGCAGAAGACGCATGGGAACAATGCGATGAATCTTCAACTCAATTTAAATATATAAAAACAAGATATGAAATCTTTCGTGTCGAGGATGAAGATGGCACTAGCATTTAGTATCGAAGAAAAGAAAGAACGCATCCGGCAAGCGATGGAGATATACGCCACCACCGGATCATGGTCTAAAGCCGACAACATCGTTAGACGGCAGAGCGTAGAGAAGTGGGTAAGAGACCCTGAGCTGCTGGCATACGCTACAAGCCTTGGATACCAGCAGATGTGTACCGACGAGGTAGCAGGGTTTGCACCCGTAACAGCACATTACACCGCCCGTATGGCTTTCTCCGGTGCCTTGGTGCATATGAGGGACGGCAAGTACGTTTGCCGGGATGGCGCAAGAATCCACTATGCCATCAGCCACGGGCAGATGGTGATGTACAAACTTGACGGTGCTGGCAACCGGCATCATGCCGGGGTTGCTTACTTCCGCGGTGCTGATGTCATGGCTAACGACTGGATGATAATAAGATGAAGTATAACCAGGCACTTGATGCCTTGCTGGCAGAGAAGCCTATACGCCGGGCTTTGTGGCCTGATGGGCTACACTTCCGGTTCTCTGAGCTATGGGACACCTTCAGCGTTGCAGAGGGTACAGAGGTCAAAGAAAATAACTCGGTCATCTGGCTTACCGCTAGTGACCTGTTTGCCGAAGACTGGATGATCGGTAAGTACAATCCGGTTACCGGGGAGCCTATATGGGAAGTAACAAAATGATACCTTTTGCACTTGGTGCTTTATGGGGGGCTGGATGCATGATTGTATGGTCGGAGATGTATACACGCTGGCTGTATAAAGATGTCAAGCGTAGAGCGAAACGGCAGGGCATCACCGATCAGCAGATGAAAGATGCCCTAATATGGGCAACGACCGAAGAAATCGAGGAGAGCCTACATGGCAGCACAACCCGGAGCAGGTAGACCAACCAAGTACAGCCCAGTGGTTGTACAGCGGATTACAGACGCTCTGCGGGGTGGTAACACCCGCAGGGCTTCTTGTGCTGCCGCTGGCATAAGTCAGGAGACACTGGCTAGATGGTTATCGGATAATGCTGATTTTAGGGACTCTATAGAAAAGGCAGAAGGTGAAGCGGAGCTGCGCAACCTTGCAGTCATCCAAGATGCAACCCGCACTACATGGCAAGCGGCGGCGTGGTGGCTTGAACGCAAGCACAAAGCCGACTGGAGTAGCCGGGTAGAGCAGACCGGCGCAGACGGCAGCCCGGTCAAGGTGATCGTGGAGTACGCGGATAAACCCGGTGCATGAGCTTCACCACGGCAACTGCCTCGACATCCTACGCACCATGCCGGATTGTTCCTTTGATGCTGTTGTAACCGATCCGCCGTACGGCTTATCCTTCATGGGCAAGCGGTGGGATTATGACGTTCCATCTACCGAGATATGGGCAGAATGCTTGCGGGTTCTGAAGCCTGGCGGTTACCTGCTGGCGTTTGCTGGTACTAGGACACAACACCGCATGGCGGTACGCATTGAAGATGCCGGGTTTGAGATTCGGGACATGCTGGCGTGGATGTACGGTAGCGGGTTCCCAAAGTCTCATAACCTTGATGGTGAACATCAGGGCTGGGGTACAGCACTTAAGCCAGCCATGGAGCCTATCACGATGGCACGTAAGCCCTTCAAAGCCACGGTAGCGCAGAACGTGCAGGAGTGGGGTACAGGTGCAATCAACATAGACGGTTGCCGGATTGGTGAAGAGGAAATACAAGTTAACGTTTATGCTAATCGTGGCCCGTTCGGAGACACACAGATAGGCAAATATTACAAATCTAATGCTATAAATGGCCGGTGGCCTGCTAACGTGATGCACGATGGAAGCGCAGAGATTCTGCAAGGCATGGGCGAAGCGGCAAGATTCTTCTACACGCCTAAAGCCTGTAAGGATGACCGGGACGATGGGTGCGATAACAACCACCCGACCGTAAAGCCTACCGACCTGATGCGCTACTTGTGCCGTATGGTTACACCTACCGGCGGCATCGTGCTTGACCCCTTCACCGGATCAGGTAGCACCGGGCGGGGTGCAGTGCTTGAAGGATTCCGGTTCATCGGTTGCGAGATGGATGCAGACTACATCGAGATAGCGAAAGCCCGTATCCTTGCAGCTGAGAAAGCGTACCAGCCTTGCCTGATATTCGACTAGTCTTACCAAGGCCGCATGAAGCCCAGCAGGTCATTCTGCGGGAAGCCAAGCGATACAACGTGCTTGCTTGCGGTAGACGTTTCGGTAAGACCACGCTGGGCGGTAATCTTTTATCTGACCCGGTGCTTATTGACGGCTTGCCATGCGCGTGGTTCGCGCCTACCTACCGCTTGCTTGAAGAGGCATACGCCGATCATAAGCGTATCTATGCACCTGTCATCCGCAGGGCAGTACAAAGCCCAGCACCGCGCATCGAGCTTATAACCGGGGCGGCAATCGACTACTGGACTTTGGATGACCCTAGCACGGTTGCCCGTGGCCGTAAGTACAAGCGGGTCATCATCGATGAAGCCGCAATGGCTAGGCATCTAGAGCAAGCCTGGACTGAAGCCATCCGCCCAACGCTTACCGACTACCGGGGTGATGCTTTTTTCCTAAGCACTCCCAAAGGTAGTAACTACTTTCGCACCCTTTACAACCAAGCCGCTACTGATGCCGACTGGATGTCATGGCAGATGCCAACCACGGCTAACCCTTGGATAGACCCTGAAGAGGTAGGCAAGGCGGGGGAATCACTGCCGAGCATTGCGTTCCGTCAAGAGTACCTAGCGGAGTTTGTCGATGCCGCGGGAGCGCGTATCAAGCGCGAGTGGTTGCGGTACGGTGATTGCCCTGAAGGGCTACCTACCTACATCGGGGTTGACCTTGCCATCAGCACCAAGAGCGAAGCAGACTACACCGGGGTTGCGGTAGTGAGCCGTGGTGATGATGGGACGATCTACGTTAGAGACATCAACCGCACCCGCTCAGACTTTGCTTCCGTGCTACGCTTCATCGAGATGATGGCTGACAAGTGGAAGCCGAGCATGATTGGCATCGAGCAGGTGCAGTACCAGGCCGCTGTCGTGCAGGAGCTTCTACGGCGTACGAAACTGCCTATCCGGGGCATCCGCCCAGACCGTGACAAAGTGACCCGCTTTGCCCCTCTAGAAGCCCGGTACGAGCAATCACAGGTTATGCATTGCCAAGGGCTACCGGCTTACTTTGAAGATGAGCTGCTATCCTTTCCGGTTGGGCGGCATGATGACGTTGTAGACGCACTGGCGTATGCTTGGCAGGTGTGCGGATCAAAGCGTTCATGGGGAGCCGTCTAAAATATATCTCCCTATACCCTTGCAAGATATACACGGGCGGTGTATATTGTTGACATCAAGCAGGGAGATAGAGAGATATGAAAATCAAAAACGACATCTGCACCGAGTGCGGGCAGAACGAAGAAATCGTCAAAGTGGTAGAACCGTCAACATTGACATTCGATGATGGTTATGAGATCGAGATCGAAGGTTGCAAATTGTGCCATACATGTAATGACTTCAAAAACGAAGAAATGCGCATCATGTTGGCAGACGCAATGGTCGAGCATCTCGCAACGGCCTGATATCACACACGGCCCCCGCAAGGGGGCTTTTTCTTTTTGTGGGATACTGAAGCCATGGGTATCTTTGACCGCTTCCTTGGGCGTAAGGCCGCCGCTAATCCTACACAAGCATTGCCATTGCCGCTTAGCCAGTCTAGGGACATTTACCTAACCGGTTACGGCTCTGGTCAGCTGCAAACCTTGCTACGCCGGGCGCTCCCTGGAAGTACTAAGGACTGGGCGCGTGTAGCCGGTGACCTTGGGCTGAATGGCGTTGTGGCATCAGCCATTGACTGGTATGTGCGGAACTACCCTCAAGCCACACCAAGACTCTACCGACCGGTAGATAGCCAGCAGGCAGAGCCGGTAGAAGACCACCCGGTGCTACAGCTCATGGCGCAACCGGATCCGATGATTATGGGTAGCCTTTTCTGGGGCTGGTGCATTCAAGATTTCAAATTGTTTGGCAACACGTACCTGAGAAAGATTCGCTCTTCCACCCGTGGCACCGTGACCGCTCTACAGTTTCTGCCGCAGGACATGGTACGCCCGGTTGGTAATGGCGTAAACCCGCTGACGCACTACATCTACACCACGGATGGCCGCTCCTTTGATATCCCGGTAAGTGACATCATCCACATCCGGTACGGTAGAGATCCTAGCGATATCCGCATAGGTAGAGCGCCGCTTACCGCTGTCCTGCGGGAGATTGCAACCGACAACACCGCATCCACTACCGCTTATGGACTATTGGCAAACGGTGCCATGCCTAGCCTCATTGTCGGCCCTGATGCCAAAGAGACAACCGTAGACATGAGCATGGATGATGCTCGGCAGGTCAAGCGTCAACTACACGAAGACCTTACCGGGGACGGTTCAGGCGGCATCGTTGTCATGACCGGTGCCTACAAGATGGATAGAGTTAGCCTTACTCCTTCCGAACTTGCTCTTGATTCCGTACGGCGTGTACCGGAGGAGCGTATCTGTTCAGCGCTTGGTATCAACCCTATGGTCTTAGGGCTTGGTTCAGGCTTAGAGCGGTCTACCTATAGCAATTACGAGAGAGCGCAACAGGCCGCATGGGAAGATGGCATGGTGCCGTTGCTCCGTACATTGGCCGATGCCATCACCGCTGATCTGCTGCCAGAATACCCTGAAACCCAGCAGGGTGATTATGTAATGTATGACCTCGAAACGGTCAGGGCGCTTGCCGACGATATGCAAGCAGAAGCGGTAAGAGCCGAGAAACTGTACAAGGCTGGCATTATTGATCGGGCTGAAGCTAAGCGCATAGCCGGGCTGGAAGCCGTGCCTGAAGATGAAGGGCAGCTACACCCAACGGCAATCCCGGTACAAAGCGGCGGTGGCTTTGATGTTGCCGCAGTGCGCTCTTACGATGTAAAGTTTCGACCAACCGAAGCAATGCGGACAGCGGCACAACGGGCGCTTGATTGGAAGGCTGAAGGCTTTGACGGCGGCACGCGGGTAGGGCTTGCGCGAGCAAACCAGATTGTCAACGGCGAGAAACTTTCCGAAGAAACGATACTCCGGATGTATTCTTTCTTCTCCCGTCATGAGGTAGACAAACAGGCCGAAGGCTTCAACGCCGGTGAGGAAGGGTTCCCCAGTCCGGGGCGTGTAGCCTGGGACTTGTGGGGCGGCGATGCCGGGTACCGCTGGGCTACATCCAAGCGGGACGCAATGCAACCAGACGGCAAGAGCCTTGATGGTGACCACGTATGCACTCCGGGGGTAGTGTATAAGAGCCACCCTTTTTACGGGTACGAGCTGGAGATCAGCTCAAGCGAGTAGACAGCGGGACAGCACGAATCTATGCCGCTGGGCAGAAGTATCGTAACGACCTTTTAGAGCGTGAAGGCGTAGCCATAAGCCGGATGCAACGTGCATACAAGGCGGCAACCAAGGCCAGCATCGATGAGCTTGAAGCGCTGGAGGGCAGGATTGCCGAGCGTGAAGCAAGCGGCGAACCGCCAAGCGAAACCATACTCTGGATACGTCAGCGGATCATAGATAACATTGAGCAGCTCGGAAAGAACCTCAAAAAGTTCAGCGTTGAAGGGGCAGTGATTACAGCCGATGGACAGTTACAAGCCGCTATCCTTGCTAATGAGGCAACGCCAAGCCTTGTGGAAGCGGCAGCGGGTAAAAAGCCCGCCGGGGTTACCCTTGGTACTAGCTGGACAAGTCTACCAGACGAAGCCTTACAGGCGTTCGTCGGGATGGCTGGCGATGGTTCACCTTTGGCTGTCTTATTTGATGCCATCCCACAAGTAACCACCGATGCCATGCAGATGGCTTTGGTACAGGGGATAAGCCTCGGTGAAGGCCCACGCACGGTAGCACGGCGGGTACGCAAGGCCGCTGACATCGGTAGGCAACGTGCCGAGACAATAGCACGTACCGAGATGATACGCGCAAGCCGGGAAGCACAGCGGCAACTATACACCCAGAACCCAGCGGTGCAAGGATACCGCCGACAAGCTACGCAGGATAGCCGGGTATGTCTTGCTTGCTTGGCTTTGTCCGGTACGCTTCAGGCTACAGACACCATCATGCCAAGCCACCCGAACTGCCGGTGCGTGATGATACCGGAAACCCTCAGCTGGGCAGAGATAACCGGCGATTCATCTATACCGGATACCCGCCCAAAGGTTGCTACGCCTGAAAGCATTCTTGCTGGCCTGAATGATTCCGAGATAGAAGAAATCATGGGTGAAGGCCGCTACCGGTTATGGAAGGAAGGCAAGCCGCTTTCTGACTTTGTACGGGTGAAAGAAAACAGCGACTGGGGGCCGACTACCAGCATCATCCCGCTGAAGGAGTTCGGCATCACGGTCCGGCGGCCACGCACTCCAATGGAGTGGGAACGTGAGATTGCTAACCGACAGATGGATCAATAGGGTATGTGGGATAGTGGGTGTATGGACTTGCTGACATCTACCGTTGACGGTATCAAGAGCGACAGGCTGGGCTACGTCAAGGGCTACCTTGTGCGCTTTGGCGATACCAAGACCGCCGACCTTGAAGGTGACTTTTTCACACCTCAAACCGACTACGGCTTTCCGGTTTCCAAGGGTCAGCGCGTACCGCTCAACGTGTACTATCACCATGGCATGGATGCACAGGTAGGCAAGAAGTCTATCGGTACAGGCTACATCAAGATGGATGATACCGGGCTATGGTACGAGGCTCAGTTAGACATGGCGGACGAATACGGAAGCATGATCGCAAAACTCTGCAAGCAAGGCAAGATGGGCTTTAGTTCCGGTGCAGCTGGTCATCTGGTCGAGCGCAAGAGCATGGGCGGTGCAGCTGAGATTACACGCTGGCCTATCGCCGAAGCAAGCATTACCCCGACACCCGCCGAGTATCGCAACAGCGTAAAGACCCTAAAGGAGTACTACGGCATGGAGCCTATGATGGAAGAAGAAGAGATGGTCATGGCTCCAATGCCTGAGCAATCCCCGGAAGAGTACGCCGCTGAGTTATTCAAGATGGCTGAAGCGGATCTAATCCATGAAGGCATGGAAGCCTACTATGAGGCTATGTCTGAGGGTATCGGCTTGGTGGCTGATGCGTCTATGGCCGATGCCATCATCAATGAGTTTGCGAATCGTGCAAAGCAGCTATACGCCATGCACGGTGCCAAGTGTATACAACCCGCTTCCCTGCGTGGTGTTGAACGTCGACTGCGGGATGCAGTCGGTTTGTCACGGTCAAGCGCCAAGCGCTTGGCTCCCGTAGTCTGGGAATCTCTGCGGGATGCAGACCAGCCGGAAGAGCAGCCGTTCATCGAAGTAAAGGCGAAAGCCACTGACATAGACGAACGCCAGGAACTGCTGGCACGTCTGGAGATTCTTTCTCAATTATGAATATCGAACAACTGACAGCCAAGCGCGAAACGCTTCTGGCTACAGCCCGTGAGCTGGCATCCGGTGATGGTGACCTTGCACAGGTCAAGTCGATCATGGCAGAAGCCAAGAACATCGAAGAGCGTGTAGAGACGATCAAGAGCCTCGGCGCTTCCGCTCCTGTGGTAACACCTGAAGCAACAGCAACCCCATGGAAGGGCGGCATTAACGTTCAGCGCAACCCATTTGGCGGTTCGACTGACGAGAAGAATCAAAAGGCTTATGTCTTTGGTCAGTTTGCTCGCCACCTCGCCGGTGTCAAGTCTGCTACAAAGTGGCTCCAGTCCAACGGACACCTGAAGGCACAGACCGAAGGCGTTACAACCGCTGGTGGTTTTACCGTCCCTGATATCGTTTCCAGTGATTTGATTTACCTGCGTGAAATGTACGGCGTTGCTCGCCGCAACAGCCGTATCTACCCAATGTCATCGGATACCCTTTTGGTTCCATCGGCAACCGGTAGCACCACGGTCTACTATGCATCAGAAGCAACAGCAATCACTGCATCCGATATGGTGTTTGCACAGGTTTCCCTGAGCGCAAAGAAACTTGCAGTGCTTACGATTGCATCCAAAGAACTTGGCGAAGATACGGTTATTGACCTCGGCGCATCCCTTGCCCGTGACATGGCTTATGCCATTGCTAAGGAAGAGGATAACGCTTGTTTTAACGGTGACGGTACTGCTACTTACGGAAGTATTACCGGTATCCTTAATGCTGTCTACGGCTTGAGTGCTACAAAAACCAGCATCGCAAGTGCTGTCCTTGGCCCTGTGCTTACGGGTGCAGCTTTCAGTAACTTCACGCTGGCTAACTTCCAGTCGATGGTTGCAAAGTTGCCAACGTATGCAGACAATGCTAAGTGGTATATGCACAAAGACTTGTTCTTCAATGGCGTTGCAGACAAGTTGATTGCACTCGGTGGAAACGCAATCCTCGACATCCAGAACGCATACACCACTGCACCTACACTCTTTGGCTATCCAATCGAGTGGGTTCAGAATATGCCAAAGGCACCAGCTGCAACAATTCCGGTTGCTATCCTTGGTGACCTCAGCAAGGGTGTAGCATTCGGTGACCGCCGTTCGATGACCGTTGAGGTTTCCGATCAGGTGAAGTTTGTCGAAGACGCTCTTACCTACAAGGCTACAGAGCGGTTCGCTTTCAACGCTCACGATGTTGGAAACGTCAACGCTTCCGCTGCATCTAAGGTGCCTGGTTCGCTCATCGTCCTCGCAACCACAACCGCTTCCTAAGCGGCTAGGTTTTATTCAAGCCCTCGGCAGACGTGCCGGGGGTTTTCTTTTATGTGGGATAGTGGAGCATGATGACACGAGCCGAAGCGATAGCGCAGGTATCACTTTTTGTTGATGCACAAAGTTATCCGCAGATGTCCACCACCGACATAGGTAGCATCTTGGATTCCTACTCCCGGTTCAGCACTTGGACGGCTAGCACCACCTATGCTGTCGGTGACCGTGTAGTGCCTACAACGCCCAATGGCAGGGTCTACGAGTGCCGCGTGGCCGGTACGTCAGGCACGACACAACCCGATTACCCTGTCTATGCTCCCTACCAAGTCAAGGGCTATACGCTGGAGGATGGCACGGGAGACCCTACCTTGATGTGGGTAGACCAAGGCCCGATCAACGTGGAAAGATACGATGTAAGGACAGCAACCCGGCAAGCATGGATGATAAAGGCTAGTCGTTGCGCTTCAGATATTGATGCCAAGGAAGGCACAAGCGATGTAAAGCTTAGCCAACTCAAAGCACACTGCCTTTCGATGGCTGAACGATATCGCCCCCTGGTGTTCGCATGAGTCCGATACTCCGCGCAACCATCAGCGCTGGCATGGTACGCAACCTGTGCCAAGACCGTGTAGAAATACACCGCTTCACGCTTACCGAAGATGGCAGGGGCGGTGCCACTGAGACATGGCGCAAGGTTGCCGAGTACAACGCTAGGCTAACCAACCAGAGCGACACAGAATCTATTGTAGGCGGTGGCATCCAGTCATCTGCACAATGGACGCTGATAGTCGCTGTCGGAGCTGACGTTATGCCGCAGGATAGGGTTTACCGGGTAGGCGATGATGCCAAGTATTACGATGTGATCGGGTCAGACTTTGGGCAGACAGAACTTTTAGTGCAGCACGTTGGATTAGTGGAGCGAACATCATGAGCGCATCAGAGTGGACAGCGATAGGTATCTTTGTTGCGGGCTTGGTTGTTAGCCTACTGGTCTACATCGTGCAGTTCTTGCATAAGATGGACAAGCGCAACGCCGTTGACAGTGTGACCGTAAAAGACCACGGACAACGGATCAATAAACTTGAAGGCGATACCGGCGAACTAAAGACGCGGGTTACACACTTGGAGGCGAACCGATGAACAGCATTTCAATCAAGCGGTTGGTGGTCGTTGTGATCGTGGCTTTTACAGCTGCTTTCACTTCCGTATTCGGCGATGGCATCCGCACATCTGAAGCACACGACCTCAGCGAGCTCGGCGCAGTGCTGGCACTCTACGGCAGCAAAGCGGTAGCGGCTGGTGTCTCCGCTGCGGTTTCTAGTGTGCTGGCGTTCCTCACGATGCCGTTCAAGGGTGTGCAGCCTAATAGTTTGAAGGTGGGTAAATGACGCTTCAAAATACACGCATTGAAAAGGAACCATCTCCCTCTACGGACTGGAGAGTATTCGGGGATATCCAGGATGATGAAGGTAATCCTCTGGGAGATTTTGGAGTAGATGGTACATCCGTAAACCAGTGGTGGGTAACGCAGGATGAAGTATTTCAAGGAAACATCGTGTCTATGTTTCAAGTGATTATGGCGCAGCAAATCGCAAATGGAGACGCTGAATAATGCCTACATACTATGTGCGTCCGGATGGTAATGACGCTAATACAGGTTTAGGTAGTAGCTCTGGTCAAGCGTGGCAGACTATTACTAAAGCGGTTGGAGCTACGGGTATTACTTCCGGTGATACTGTTTATGTCGCTCCTGGTACTTACCGATCCGCTACTGGTTTTACTATTGCAACGGCGTACACTTCCCCTACGCAAATGCTTGCTGACCCTACCGGAGCACAGTTTAGCGGTATTACCGCTGGTCCGGTTCGATTGTCTGTATTTACCCCAACCGATACCTCAGCTGGTACATCCGCTACGGTTTTAAGCGGGACTACAAATAACTTAACTATTCAAGGTTTTGAGTTTCAGGCATTTACCGGCAGTGG